GGAGAAGTCACATGACACTAGCAAAGTATAATGCTGCCAATTTGGATCAGTTGATGGATCGGATTGCAAAGAATTCGATTGGAATGGATGAATACTTTGACAGAGTTTTTAACACATCTGTACATAATTATCCACCTTATAATGTAATTCAAGTAAATAGTACTGAAACAAGACTAGAAATTGCACTAGCAGGATTTAAGAGGGAACAGGTTCATGCTTACACCGAGTATGGAAAACTTTTTGTCAGGGGGGAAAAAGAAACATCTGATGAAGAGGGAACGTTTATCCACAAGGGATTGGCTCAAAGAAACTTTGAAAGATCCTGGACACTCGCTGACGACACTGAGGTCTCCAACGTCGTATTTGAAGACGGACTTCTATCAGTCACATTAACAAAGGTGGTACCAGAACATCATCAGCGTAAAGATTATCTCTAAATAAAGTATCGTCGCCGCAGACGGGGAGGTAACTGGCACAATCCAGTTGACACCTCCCTTTTTTGTTGGTATAATTATTTCAAGAAAAACTGTAAAAAAATGAGTGTAAAACTTTTACTCCTAAAATCTGGAGAGGATGTTGTTGCAGACGTTCAGGAAATGGTTGTTGAAGAAAAGGTGGTTGGTTATTACCTTAAGTATCCTTGTCGCGTAAACCTTGTCAGTGATTTGAGTGAAACGGAAGGTTCATCAAGAGTTCCTTCTAAAATTCAACTTCTTCCATGGATGCCGCTAAGTAAAGATAAGATTGTTCCTGTAGTGTCCGACTGGGTTGTGACTATTACTGAACCTATTGAACAAGTTGTAAAAATGTATACTGATGGAGTTAAAAAATATGAAACTAGAGAATCTGAAACTACTAGTACTGACGAATAATCAAATTCTTCTAACTCAGATTGAAGAAGTAACCACTGATCTTGGAGAACCTGATTGTAAATTGGTTGAACCATTTAAACTAAATGATGATAACACATTGTCTCCATGGCTGGTTGATATTACGAGACAAAATACGTTCATGATCCATTCCGATAAGATCTTGACTATCGTAGAGCCCAATAGTAAACTGATCGAGAAGTACGAAGACCTGGTTAAATGAGATTTTATACGAATGTCCAGGTCGTTGGTAACAACTTTCTGGTTCGTGGATATGAAAATGGGAGAAGTGTTACCTTCAAGGAAGAATATTCTCCCACCTTATTTGTTAAATCTAATAAGGAAACTAATTATAAAACACTGGAAGGTGAAAATGTAGAACCCATTCAACCAGGTACGGTAAGAGATTGTAGAGATTTCTATAAAAAGTATGAAGATGTAGATGGATTTAAGATCTACGGCAATGATCGTTATGTATTTCAATACATATCCGACAAATATCCTGAAGATGAGATCAAGTTTGATATCAAGAAGATCAACCTTGTAACGATCGACATCGAGGTTAAATCTGAACAGGGATTCCCCGATCCAGAATCTTGTTCTGAGGAGTTGTTGACCATCTCTATTCAGGATTACGCAACTAAAAAGATTAATACCTGGGGCAGAAAACCTTACACTCCTACACAAGATAATGTAACCTATCATTATTTTGAGGATGAGATCGCAATGATTAACTCATTCCTCTACTATTGGAGTCAGAATCCTCCAGAGGTTGTGACTGGTTGGAATTGTAGACTATATGATATTCCATACTTGTGTGGAAGGATCGATAGAATCATGGGAACCAAGAAGATGAAACTTCTTTCTCCTTGGGGTATTGTCAGTCACGAGACCATATTCATTAACGGACGTGAGTTTAATATCTTTGATATTGCTGGTGTCACTACACTTGACTATTTGGAATTGTATAAGAAGTTTACCTATACAAACCAAGAGAGTTATCGACTGGATTACATTGCCCAGGTTGAACTTGGTCAGAAGAAACTTGATCACTCTGAATTTGACACATTCAAAGATTTCTACAATGGTAATTGGAAGAAGTTTGTAGACTACAACATCATTGACGTGGAACTTGTTGACCGTATGGAAGACAAGATGAAACTAATTGAGTTGGCGTTGACCATGGCATATGACGCCAAGGTGAATTTTGTTGATGTGATGTACCAGGTTCGTATGTGGGATACGATCATCTACAACTATCTCAAGAAGAGAAACATTGTAATCCCTCCCCGAGACCGAACGGAGAAGGACAAGAGATATGAAGGTGCCTATGTTAAGCAACCTGTCCCTGGTGTCTATGATTGGGTGGTGTCGTTTGACTTGAACTCTCTGTATCCTCACCTGATGATGCAGTACAACATCTCTCCTGAGACCCTGGTGGAGGAGAAACACCCATCTGCAACCATCGATAGGATCTTGAATAAAGAGATCACTTTCGAGATGTACAAGGACTATGCTGTCTGTGCTAACGGTGCAATGTTCCGTAAGGACATCAAAGGGTTCATGCCCGAGTTGATGGAGAAGATGTATGCAGAACGTAAGATCTTCAAAAAGAAAATGCTCCAAGCAAAACAGGAGTATGAGAAGGCACCAACAAAACAACTTGAGAAAGATATTGCCAAGTACAATAACTTTCAGATGGCTCGTAAGATTGCACTGAACTCTTGCTATGGTGCGATTGGTAACCAATACTTCCGTTTCTTCAAACTTGCTAATGCTGAAGCAATCACTCTTTCTGGTCAAACATCTATTCGTTGGATTGAAAATAAGGTGAACGGTTATCTAAATACCCTGTTACAAACGGAAGAAGTAGATTATGTCATTGCATCTGACACTGACTCAATCTATATTAATTTTGGACCTGTTGTTAATAAATTTCTTAGTTCTAAGTCTGGCGACAAAGCAACAGTTGTCACCTTACTTAATAAGGTGTGCGAGGAGAAGCTGGAACCGTTCATTGAGAAGAGTTACCAAGAACTCGCGGAATATGTGAACGCTTATGACCAGAAGATGCAGATGAAACGGGAGAACATTGCAGACCGTGGAATCTGGACCGCAAAGAAAAGGTACATCCTTAATGTGTGGGATAGTGAAGGTGTTCGTTATTCAGAACCAAAACTGAAGATTATGGGTATTGAGGCTGTAAAGTCATCGACTCCTGCACCATGTAGAACTATGATTAAGGATGCTCTTAAATTGATGATGAATGGTACGGAAGATGATGTGATCAAGTTCATTGATGACTCACGACAAAAGTTCAATAAGTTACCACCAGAAGAGATTGCATTTCCTAGATCTGTGTCCGATGTAAAGAAACATAAGAGTTATTCAACCATCTATGCGAAGGGTTCTCCTATTCATGTTCGAGGTGCTCTTTTATATAATCACTACATAAAGGAGTATGGATTGACAAGTAAATATTCTGAAATCAATAATGGTGAGAAGATTAAATTTATCTACCTCAAGAAAGCCAATCCAATTAGAGAGAATGTAATTTCGTTCATCTCCGAGTTTCCAAGGGAGATTGGTGTTGACAGATATATTGATTACGAACTACAATTCAACAAAGCTTTCCTTGAACCACTCAAGACTATCCTTGATGCTATTGGATGGAATGTTGAAAAGACTGTAAACCTAGAACTATTTTTTGGCTGATGGATTTCCTACAAGATATTGTAAAAGAGATTGGTGACGATTTCACAAAACTTGCCTCAGATATTGATGAAACAGAGACTTACGTGGATACAGGTTCGTACATTTTTAACGGACTCGTTTCAGGTAGTATATTTGGTGGTGTATCTGGGAATAAGATTACTGCCATTGCTGGTGAGTCTAGTACTGGAAAAACTTTTTTTAGCCTCGCAGTGGTTAAGAATTTTCTGGACTCTAATCCTGATGGATATTGCTTGTATTTTGATACTGAGGCAGCTGTCAATAAGTCACTCTTAGAAAGTCGTGGTATTGCTCTTGACAGGTTAGTTGTTGTCAATGTTGTGACTGTTGAAGAGTTTCGTAGTAAAGCACTCAAGGCAGTAGACATTTACTTAAAAAAACCTGTAGATGAACGCAAACCTTGTATGTTTGTGTTAGACTCTCTAGGAATGCTTTCCACTGAGAAAGAGATTACTGACGTTCTCAATGATAAACAGGTTCGGGACATGACTAAATCCCAACTTATCAAAGGTGCCTTCCGTATGCTCACTCTCAAGTTGGGTCAGGCAAACATTCCAATGATTGTGACGAATCACACCTATGACGTTATCGGTTCTTATGTTCCTACAAAAGAAATGGGTGGTGGTAGTGGTCTCAAGTATGCTGCCAGTACCATCATTTATCTCAGCAAGAAAAAGGAAAAGGATGGAACAGAAATTGTTGGAAACCTTATCAAGGCAAAGACTGCTAAGTCGCGTCTGAGTAAAGAAAATAAAGATGTCACAGTTCGTCTTTACTATGATGAGAGAGGTCTGGACAAATACTATGGTCTGTTAGAACTTGGAGAAATCGGTGGTCTGTGGAAGAATGTAGCAGGTCGGTATGAGATAGATGGTAAGAAGGTATATGCCAAAGCAATCCTAAAAGACCCAGAAACATATTTCACCCCAGAGGTGATGGAACAGTTAGATCAAATTGCACGGAAAGAATTTAGTTATGGAGAGAGTTGAATTTCTTGTCCTCAAGAATCTATTACATAATGAAGAATTTCTAAGAAAAACAATTCCCTTCATCAAGTCAGAATATTTCCAAGATCATAACCAAAAGGTTGTGTTTGAGGAGATTGTTGACTTTGTGAATCAATACAACGAGACTCCTACACAGGAGGTTTTGAGTATTGAGATTGAGAAGAGGAATGATATCAACGAACAAACATTCAAAGAGTTGGTTCACTTAGTCAGTAATTTGACCGAAGAACCACAGGAGTTTGGATGGTTGTGTGACACTACGGAAAAGTGGTGTAAAGAACGTGCCATCTATCTTGCACTGATGGAGTCTATTCAGATTGCTGATGGTCAAGATAGTAAGAAGGCTCCTGATGCAATTCCTTCTATTCTTTCTGATGCATTGAGTGTTAGTTTTGATAATCATGTAGGTCACGATTACCTGAATGATTATGAAGAACGATTTGAACTGTATCACAAGAAAGAGAATAAGATTGAATTCGATCT